TGCTGCTCCGGCCTGACCAGCTGGAGCGCATCGAGGAAACGTACCTCCGTCGCTTCGGCAACGCTCGCATGTTCGCCCAGGAGTATCACTGCTCCTTCGAAGAGATGGACGCCGCCGCAGTCTACGGTGAGGCGCTCACTCGTCTGAAGAGCGAGCATCGGGACGAGCCGTTCAACTGGGACCGCGCCAAGCCGATCTACGTCGCCTTCGACATCGGCTCGGCAGGCAAGCACAGCGATGCTACCGCCTGGATTGCCTTCCAGTACTTCAACAACAAGCTCTTCCTCATCGACTGTGGCGAGGGTCACGGCAAGGCTCTGCCTGAGTACGTCGACATACTGCAGACTCGCCCCTGGTTCAGCCAGCTACAGCAGATCATCCTGCCCTGGGACGGCGACCACCACGAGAAGGCGGTCAACACCACTCCCGCCGACATGATGCGTGAGCGGTTCCCGAACGTCTCCGTGCTCGCCAAGGGCACGAACATCTGGACGGTCAAGGGTCTGCCCAACACCGACAGCGCGGACATCATCACGATGGTTCAGCAGGTCCGCCTTGCTCTGTACAACACGTACGTCAACGGTCTCAATGACCGTGAGCACCGGACCACGGACCGGCCCAACTGCGACCGAGTCCTCGACTGCATGGAGAACTACAAGTACTCCTACAGCGAGGCGACCGGTGAGTACAGCCCGTACCCTGTCCACAACAAGTACAGCCACATGATGGACGCGCTCCGCTACGTGGTCCAGGCTACGAAGGAGCTCAACTTCTTCGGCACTCTGCAGAACACCAACCAAGGCTCCATGAGCCGCGACTACGAAGAAGATTACTCGGGGTACTACTGATGCGCTTTACACGACGCACCTATCGCAAGGCCATCATGCGGGCCTGGCGACACGAGTACCACATGTACCGTGGCTGGCTCCAGGACTTCTGCACTGGCGAAGAGTGGGACAAGGCTCGTTACCACCGAGCACGGCTCTGCGGTCGTGCTCTCCGCGAGAAGGGGTTGGTGTACTTTGGCTAAGCTCAGCAAGCACAAGACAGTGCGTCAAGCACTGCAGTACGTGGACGACAACCCTGAGTGGCCGGACACGTCACGGCTCGACATGCCTGTCTGGGAGATGGTGGCTCGCAACTTGTTCGAGCACGCCAACAACCCCGACAAGAGCCGCATGGCCATGAACCGAGCGACACGCGCCCAGAAGATGATCCTTGACCGGCTCACCGGCACGCGCCGCACCGGCACGAACCCTGCCGTCCGCAACGCGCAGGGTGTCCACCTGGTCGACCTGACTGCAGGCATCATCACGCCCACCACCCCTGCTGAGGAGTCCGAATGAGCGGCGAGCTCGTACCGATCCGGAAGCTCCGGTCGGACATTCCTGAAGAGCACCGAGCAAGCGACGACGCTCGCTTCGAGTGGCTGTGGATGCAGCGACTCGCGACGGTCGGTAGCATCTACATGCGCACCAAGAACATCAGGGACCGAATGGCAGCGAAGGTGGTTCTTGACGCGACGATGTCAGCGAACCTTCCGTCAATCGAACTACTTCTTCGACGACTCGAAGGTGGTGCAGTGTCTGATCAGAAGTTGGTGGAAGAGGAGAGCCTGCCGATTTGACGGCAGGCGGCACCGGGCTCGTGTTGAGCCTGACGTTCTTCATCGCCTTCGGCACTGCACCCTGACAGCTACCGCACTCGCACGCGAGTGGGTGCCAGTACGCTTCCAGGAGCGAGTAGGTCTGAGGCATCTCACGCTCAGCGAGCGGGATGACCACGATCGGGTTCGCCTCGTTCTGTATCCGCCACACGCGCTGCTGTTCCACGAGCCGCCAGCGCGCGTAGCCGGGGTCAGTCTTCTTCATCGAGGTCGAGGACTCCGGCGTCGTACTCCGGCCACAGCGTGAGGCACAGAGGTTTGCGACGGTCGACGCGGAACCCCTTCGGGATATCGTACGCGCGACCGACAGGCCGACCGAGGATGGTCGTCTTGCGCGGCTTGCCGAAGTACTCCAGCAGCACCTTGTTGATGTGGCGCAAGTGCATGTTCGCACTGCCGTTGGCTGCACCGCCGCGCCAGTTGTCGGTGTCCACACCCTCTGCTTCGACGATGTCCTTGATCTTCTGGCCGGTTGCCCACTCGAAGATCATGGGTGCGTTGACCTTGTGTCCACGGTAGCGAGTACCTGGTCTGAGCGAGCGGATGAAGAGCCGCGTCTGCCGCTCCCACTCGACCAGAGCCGGGTTGTCTTCGAGCACGAAGTCTGTTCTCGTGAGAGGCATACGTCCTCTCGCACTCTTCGGCAGGATGAGCTGGGTAACTTCCTCCGCGCTCTTCGCTTCCTTTGCCGTGCTCGGGAACAGGTTGGCTGGGTCGAACTCTTTGCTCAGAGCGGCTTCCAGCTCAGCCAGCTCCCTCTCTGTCTCACTCATGGTTTCCTTCCGACACATGGGGTGCGAGCCCCATTATGCCTTAAAAACAAAAGAGGGGTGGCCGAAGCCACCCCTCTTGCTGCTCGTCTCAACCGTAGTTGATGATGTTCCTGATGATGCTCTCGATCTCAGACTCAGCGAGCCCGAGCTCTTCGCCCCTCAGACGGATCGCCGTGTCCCAGTCCGGGTAGTGCGACGCGTACATCTGGGTTCCGATTGCGTAGAGCCGCTGGTTGCGCGTCCCGACCTTTGCAGGCGATGCCAGCTGAGTAGCCAGGCGATCATGAACGATGACTCGCTCGTCGTCGTCCAGGCCGTCCGCTCCGCCTCGTGTGAGTCGCGCATTGTGCCTGATCTCCTTCGCCTTGGTGAGCAGCCCGTACAGAGACATCGGCAGGGCGCTGATGTCGCGCATGTTCCACCGCTGGGTTGCGTGGTGGTACACGACTCCAGTGCCCCTGATGTCGACGCCCGGCACGATCCCGTTGTGATCCTCCAGGTCGTCGAACCCTCGCTTGGCGTTCCACCTTGCTCCAGGGATCTGGTAGAACAGGTGGTAGCCGTTGCCGCTCTTGCTGGTCTCAGCCAGTGTCGGCGGCAGTTGCAGGATCTGAGCGGTCTGGATGCCACCGTTCTTGCCGTCGATGTCGACGCACACGAACGGAACAGACCGCATCACGAACGCGAAGGGCTGGCGGAACTTCATGAAGGCGTCCACCGAGCGCTGAGCGCGGAACCGGCCTGCGTCACGGTTGGTGACGAAGTCCTTGGCTCCCCATCCAGGCTCGGTGAGTCCTCCTGACCCGACTCGGACCAGGCTGAGCGTACCGTACTCGGTGAACGCGTCCGGGACCGGGTCGGGGATGACGTACTGCTTGCGATCTTCGAACCACTGCATGCTTATCCTTCCTCGTCCAGCAACGGCTGAAGCAGTGCGAATGCCGTCTGCGTTGCAGGTTTGATTCCTGTAATGATGCGTCGAGTAGCAGGCCTCCCCTGCTCACGACGCGTGATCTTCTTGATGATGAAGTGCTCATCCAGCAGGTTCCAGATGTCACTGGTTGTCCGCTCTCCGTAGCCCTGGTTCTGCATCCAAGGCTGGAGCGCGTCAGCAAGCGTGTCGGCGCGATACTCTCCGGTCCGGAGGTCGTCCAACAGCTTCGGCGTCTTGCGGATGATGTCCTCAAGGAACGCCATGACAGGGCTGGTGTCAACCAGGTGGTTGACCTGCAGGTTGCGACTCGCCTCCGACGGTGTGAGCTTCGCACTCAGCTCGTCTTCGGTAACCCAGTGCTCCCACAGCAGAGTAAGCAGAGCGTCAATCATGTTGTCGCTCTGCATGTATGCCAGGAAGTTCAGGTCGTCCGGGTACTCGTTCGGGAACTCGAAGCGTACCAGACGCTTCTGAATCGCCGTGGACTTGTCACGGCTCTTCGGCTCCTTGTTGAGTGCCTCGATGAACAGCGCGTTGGTCAGAACCTCGAAGGGTTCATTCTCGAACTTGAGCTCGATGATCAGCGGCTCTCCGGCTACCACGGTCTTCTCAGGACCGGACTCCGGAATGTACTGCTGAGGACCATCCATCACGATGTTCGCCAACTTGTTGTTCAGCGTCTGCATGATCGGTCTCTGAGCTGCGATAGCCTGACGTTGCACGCCAGAGATGTTGCTCTTGCCGAGCAGCTTCCGAATCATCTTGAGCAGCGTACCCTTACCGTTACGACCGTCGCCGAGCAGGATGATATACTTCACCGCCGACCAGCCAGGCTGGAGTGCGGTTGCCAGGTGGCACAGCAGCGAGTGAGCTTGCT